GGATCTGAGGGTATGTTTAATAATAATTCTTATAGAGTTATGCCAGAGGTTAGAGATTGGATATTGTTCCCAAATTCACTATCTCATGTAGTTTACCCATTTAATACAGATGACAAAGATAATGAAAGAATATCTTTTAGTTTTAACTCAACCATAATATTTGATAATGAACTCACAAATTGAATTTAATATGTATAATTTATTGACACTTTTTGTATATAATAATAAACAGAATCTATGAAAACAATTGGTAAAGAGTGGACAAGAAAAGAAGAAGGAGGCACTTTTACAGCAGATCATTTAAGTCCAAGTCAGCTATCTAAAAGCATGGATATTTGGTTTAATGATTACATAATTTTAACTGCTAAAGAAAGAAAAGCATTAGCCTCAAATCTTAACATGGATATAGGAGCAATAGTAGGTCAGGCAGTACAAGATATTATTGTTCATAAATTAACATTTGAAGAAGTAATGAAAGGGAAAAAATGACAGATAATGTGATGATGGAACTTGCAAAGATGCAAACTAAAATTAGAACTTATGAAAACAATGAAAAGAAACTTATAGAACAACTGCACATAAGAGATGATGAAATATCAAAACTTAATAAAGAGTTAGATTTATTTAAATTAAAAGATCAAATGATTGCAAAGAATCAAAGTTACTTAGAAGCTAAAGCTCAGAAAGATATTGACCAAATTAAAGAAAACCAAAAGATACAACAAAAGAAAGGAAACAATGAAACTAAAGCCACAGACGACAGAAGAAAAAAGTAAGGGAGGGTTCAAAGAAAGACGAAAGGAGTGTTTAATAAATGCCAAGAATATTCCAACTGTTGATATTAAAGGTAAAAAATATTCTACAGTTAATGAAAGACACAGACACCTTTTACAATATTTCCCTGAAGCTAGATTTAATGAAGAAATATTATTCCATGATAATGATAGAGTTGTCGTTAAAACCGAACTATATATTTCTGATACTATTTATGCTGTTGGTCATGCAGAAGAACATAGAAATGCTAACTTTATAAATAAAACAAGTGCTATGGAGAATTGTAGTAGTTCATCATTAGGAAGATGTTTAGCAGCCTTTGGTTTATCAGGAACTGAATATGCTAGTGCAGAAGAATTAGTAAATGCCTTAAATAATCAAAAAGGATCTACTCAACAAATTTCAATTAAAGATACAATTAAAAAGCAAACAACCGAAACTAAGTTGACTGCTTTGTATTCAGATTGGAAGAAACAAAATGATTCAATAGAAAAAGATTTTGAATCACAACAACAATCAATAAAAAAAAATGGAGGACAGAATGTCAGACAATGGTAGTGGTAAGCAGAAGGATTGGGTATTATTTCCTTATGATGCCAACAATGAAAAAGCCATCAAAATTGATTTCTCAGGAAATGTAAATTTAGATAATGGCAACAAGGGTACAATTCTTGGAGTCAAAGGTGCATCAAGAGATGGTAATACAAAGTTTGTTAAAGTGTTTGCTCAAGTAGGAGTTCTATTCAAAGGTGATGATAAATTTACTGGCGAAATGAATTACTCTGAAGCTGGTGGACACAAAGGTTTAATCGGTTGGATTAATGAATCAGGTAATATTTTATCTGGTTACAAGAATGAACCTAGACCTAAACAAGCTAAACCTCAAAGTAAACAAATTCCTTTCTAGTTGAAAGTAGTTTTTTTAATTTTAGTTATATTTACAAAGGGAGGAGATTTAAAATATGAAAAGATACCTTTTTATTATTCTGAAGAACCTCCCCTTTGTGAAGAAATGTTTGAAGAAAAAGTAAAGTATATCAAAAATCCAAATTATACAGAGGGTAATGATGAGATTTGGATATTGGTAAAATATAAAAAACAAAATGTTATAGCTCATTTTTGCCAAAACAATGAAGGAACTTATGTCAGATAATGTAAAATTTATAAGTGAGATAGAAAGATTATTAAAACAAAAACAAAATGATTATGGACACTTTGACCATACCTCTTATGTAATGGTAGGAATTATGGAAAAATATTTATCAATTCATAACAACCAAGATGTTAAAATACCCCTTAAATTCTTTGGTTTATTTATGATTTTTCTTAAATGTTGGAGAGTTATGCAATCAGATAATTATAAAAAAGATAGCTTTGACGACATCAATGGCTACACAGAATTATTAAGGAGGTTAGTCATAGATGAAAACAAAACAAAAAGGTCTTAGACCAATGACACCTAAAATGCTCAGACTATTGCAATATTTAAAAAATTATAGTACAAAACATGGATATATGCCAACATTTTTAGAAATGGCTAATGAAATGGGTTACAAAAGTAAAAATTCAATCAGTTCGCTAATTGAAAAGCTAGAACAGAGAAAAGAACTAAAAAGAGAATACTCTGGTTATAGCAGAAACATAGTTTTAAATGGTTAAAGTTTTGAAAACATCAAGTTTAGAATTAGCAGTTGATTTTGAAGAAATTTTTGATGGTGCTAGTGTTGAAGATGCAACACAAAAAGCACATAATCAAAAAATGCCTAGTGAGTTTGCAAAAGCAAATATCACCGATAACAAACTTATTAGTGCAAATATAAAACTTATTGGTGAGGAGAATGATGAGCTTAAAAAATAGCAATACTAGATTGTACAATAAGCTAGATAAGGCACATAAAAAAGTTTATGCTGCTAAAGATAAGGGAAGGCAATGTGTACATACTCTGAAAGCATTCAAGGAATACAATCAATTATTCCGAAGAATTGTTGAAGCAGAGAACAAAGATGCTAGATTTTTATATACTTAATTAAGTATATATAAAAAGTTGCATAAGCACTTAAGGGATTCTATACTCTAAATTAAAGGAAGGAACACAATGAAACTATCAAATAAAGCTAAGAAAAATTTTGCAGAAGATAATGAGTTTTACATTAAGTTAGGTAAAAGATTACGACAAGCAAGAAGAACTAAGGTTAATGAGTTTACTGGTAAAGAAACTATTGTTCCATTAACTAAAGTTGCTAAAGCTTTAAAAAATACTTATCAACAAATAGGTAAATACGAAAAAGGTGAGAACCGAATACCTTTAATTAACTTAGTAAAGATTAGTAAGTTTTTAAAAAAACCAATGAGTTTTTTCTTAGATGATTATGAAGAACTAGATGTTGTTGCAGAAGAATTTAATATAGCTTTTCAAATAGAAAGTGAAAAGATACAGGAGAACAAATGACATTTGTTTCTGTACAAGAAAAATTAGATAAGCTAGTTGCACTTACACCTGATGACCAAGAAAAGTTAAGCCATTATAAAAGTATAGTACCAGCTATGATTGCTAATTGTCATAAGGCTCATCAATCAATACCAGGTTGGGAGTCTTGTAAGCCAGAGATAGAAGCCTTTAAATGGTTTGATGGTATCAATATTCCTGTACATGGTTACATAGATTTAAAAGGGGATAAAGTTATTATTGAAGATAAATGTAAGATGCCAAGAAGGGGGATTGTCAAGAAAGACGGCACTAGGTCTTGGTTTCCTGGTAAACTACCTGACAAACCTTCACCTTATAATTTATTACAAGTAGATTTTTATTGGTCAGTATTTGAAGTTCCTGTTTATCTTTGTTATGTCAATGAAAAAGAATTTAGAGTTTATCATGCAGATAATTGTGATGAACTTAAACCAGAAAATATTAAGAAAAGAATACCTAGAATAATACAAAGAGCTAAAGTAAGACAAAACTTAATGAAGATTAGTAATGATCCAAATATTCTTAAAGATTATATTCAACCAGACTTTACACATATGTTTTGGAATAATGAAGCTGATGAAAATTATTTACAAAATGCTAAGAAATTTTGGGGATATTAAAAAACACCTAAAAGCCAAAAAGTATTCATAGTGTCGCATCAAAAATAAACTACCCTAAAATTTCAATCGTCTAGTTTTCAATAAAAGTTTTTTTTCTAAAAATTTTGCAAAACTCAATATGATATAATGAGTTATAAAAAAAATAAGGAGGAAAAATGACTTACGAATGGAAACACCCTAGCTACTATAAAGAGTTAGCTAAGTTGAGGAAAGAGTCAGAACAAGAAGAACAAACTAATGAAGATAGAAAGGATGATAAAGATGATGAATAAATTTGTTCGTACAAAACTTTTTAATGGATCAATAAAAGATAGACTTCAAAAAAATATTGATATGGCTAAAGAGTTAAATGAAACATTAACTTGGAAACAATCTAAAGATTTGCTTAAAGAATTAGATAAGCAAGAGATTTGGGTAAATAACATTTATCAAGTTAATGTTTTAAGAGGTAAAGATTGCGACCAATACGTTCATAATAAATCACTTAAAGGAAGATGTGATTACATAACAATTAAGACTCATAATAAAGAAGCCATAAGAGATTGGCGACATTTTCAACAAATAAAAAATGAGTTGTGCGGTGAAGATAGGGAGGCTATTGAGTTGTTTCCATCTGAACAAAGACTTGTAGATACCGCAAATCAATATCATTTATGGGTTCTTCCAAAAGGTGAAACTATGTGTTTTGGATTTGCAACTAGAAAAGTTGACTATACTGAAAAACTTGGTGGCTTTAATAAGGCAGGTCAAAGACCTTTGTAACATCTTTAAGGCAGTCTGAAATATGGCTGCCTTACCAATCAAAGGCTTTTTCTTTTTTTATTTGTTCTTCAACACTATCTAATACTTTCTTTTGTAAGTCATCATCTTCTTTCATACATTGCCAATGTGCATGACCACCACCATAAAAAGAAACAAAGCTATCCATATTAGTCATCATGTCAGTACAATACTTACAAGTACCAACCTCAAAAATTTTTTCTTTTGATTTTACCCAAGTTCTTTTCTTAGGTTTTGGCATAATTAGGTTTTTTACCTTTTCTAGATTTTCTTTCTGCTTTCTTCTTTCTTGATACCGCAGCTCTCCTTTGAGATGTAGTCATAGCTCTTGCTTTAGCAAGTGGCACACATTTAGGATAGTTTCTTCTTTTTTCTTTACCTGAACGACCACATTTAGGAAAAGAACCATCGGATCTAGGATTAGCAATGTCAACCCAATTTTGTTGTACCCATGACCTTAATCCTTTTTTAGCCATTATCTTTTTCTTTTCTTAGATTTCTTTTTTTTCTTTTTACCACCAGGAGTTATTTTACCTGAACAAACACCAGAAGCATACATATTAGCATAAGCACTAGGGTACACTTTAAATTTTCTTTTAGCTGCTGCTTTACCTCTTGCACATAATTTAGCCATCTTTAAACTCCTTTAGTATTTCTAATTTTTCTTCAGCATGAGCAATTTTTTCAATCAATTTGTCTGCTTCATCTAGATGTTGTGGATGCTCACCAATTCCAACACTATTTTCTAAATAAATTTTTAATGTTGCTTCAGCTTCAGCAATCTGAGCTTCATATCTTTTTTCTAGTGCATCTAGTATTACTTGTTTCATGCACTATGTTTTTTTTGAACAGTAAACTTAGCAACTTTTACTGCTCCCTTATGAGGTTTATATGTTCCTTTCATAAGTTTGTAAGAGTTGCCTTTTTTCATCCAATGAAATCCTTTGGGTGCTTTGACTGTTTTCATCATACTTTTCTCTTTTTTCTTTTTTTAAGTGCCTTGAAATCAGCACCAGTTATTCTATCAAATGGTGCAGCCATTCTTGCTATCTTCATTTGTTTTTTACTATACTTTTTATTTTTACCTTTAGGCATAATTTTTTAACCCTCCAACATTCCCAACTGACAAGCAGTTACTCCTAATTGTTAATACTTTTTCTTTTTGCTTTTCTTTTTACTTTTTTTCTTTTTATCTTTTTTCTTCTTCATATACATAGCTTTTCTCCTTTTGTTACCATTTTTTGCAAGACCAATATCTAGCAGAAAATACATCTTTAGCACTAGCACATTTGTGCCTAGCTCTGAAACTTTTTCGTCTAGCAGGGTTAGACTTTTTAATAGTCATATTTGCATCCCCATATCTAATTATCTTTTCTTTGCCACCTTTACAAGCCTTAACAACAAACTTTTTTCCACCCTGAACTTGTCGTTTAGGTCTGTTGCATTTCATTTTAGACTTGTTTATTGCCATGTCTTATAGCCTTCTTTATCCTTTGTAAGAGCTTGACCTCTAGGATTTGGCGACCAAGATACATGAATCCATCCACTATTAATATCCGAATCATCATAATACTCTAAAATGATTTGGTCAAAAGGTAAGTTCTCAATAATATGTTTAAATACTTTTTTATTATCAACACCAGGTATTTCAAAGTCTGCTGCTGCACATTGATTAGCACAATGTTGTGAGGTAGATTTTGATCCCAAAATTTCACACAACTCAGGTGATCTAAAACCAGAGGTAATCTTAATTGGCAGCTGATAATCCTCTCTAATCGGTTGTAAGATGGTCTGGCAAAGTTGCCTTAGGTTTTCTATTTGCTCTGCATTAGGTTCATTATCAATATTGTTTTTAAGAGCTGTTTGAGATTGTGTCATCTCTTTTAAGCTAAAGTTATCAGTTAATTTCATCTTCGTTTACTCCATTAAAATATTTATAATCATATTTGACTGCTCTACAATCATGTCTTTTTCTCATAGACTTTTGTTTATCTTTGAATTCTATAGCTTTTTTCTCAGACTCAAAGAGAACATTACAAAACATACTATAGATATTACTATCATTTTTCCAGATCACACACCACATTAAGTTTGTGTATGTTCATTACAAGAAAAAACAATATATGTTTTATATTCATCAATAAATTCTTTGCTAAAATTTTGCATTAATTCAGATGAATAATTGTAACCATATCTAGCACATTCATGATAGTGCTTAAAATTAGAATATTCTGGTAGAAAAGTTTTACAGCCATTTCCAGGAATATTACTACATAACAACATTATTAAAGCAAATTTCATTATGGGTGTTCTAACATCATTTTGTTTGTTTCCTTTAAATCCTCAATTTTTTTGTTAGCATCCTCTAAATCTTTAGATAGATGTTCAAGTTTTTGTAAGCACCTTTTATTAGCACTATCTTTGGACTTGGAAGAATCTTGAAGCTCTGCAACCTCTTGCTTTAATATTCTAACCTGTTCCTTATATTCGTTTATTATTTCTAAACTGTCTGACATTATTTCTTTTTAAATGTAGAAACACCTTTGATACCTAAAATTGTACTAAAAGCTCCTACTACTAAAGCCTGGTAAAACATTGGTAGATTAGCAAACTTATCAAAAAAAATATCTATCTTTGCCTGAATATCAGGATCATCACTAAATACTGACCAAGCTAAAAGCAACAAAGGAATTGAGATGAGGATGAGGCAAAATTCATCTTTCCAATCTCCTTTATGACTATCAATAACAGCTCTTTTAAATTCAACCTCACCATTAGCCATACGTTCAGCTAACTTTAATTCTGCTACTGATTCTAATTCTTTTGTCTTTCTTCTATTGGATGCAATAGACATTCCAGTCTTAATCATACCTGGAACTAATTTAGCTGCTATATTTAACCACATAATATTCTCCTCTATTTGTTTGATATTATCTTTTTAATAGATTTACTTCCATCTATATTTTCTTCTAATTCGGCTTGTACTTTACCACATTTATATTCAATATTATTATTAGCATTTCTTTCGGCTTCCCTTTTACCTTTAAGACAATCAGACATTTTATCTTGTATTCTATGTTCTTGTAACTCTCCAGCTACAAACATACAAAGAGCAATAACTGTATTAATGACTGTTTCCATTAGCAAACTCTCTTTGTTTATCTTTTAATTTTTCTATATCAGATAATGCTTTATTTAATTGTTCTCTTAAAAATTCTATATTAACTTTGTTTGTCATATTTTGTTCTTGAGTTACTTCTAACTTTTCTACAGTTTTATATAAATCTTCAATCAACATAAACTGTTCTTGATCTATTGGTTTTTGTGTACTAGCTTCAAGTAAGTCTTGTTCCATTAATGCTTTAGACATTTCTAAATGTACTATTCTTGAATTAACTTCTGCATAAGTCCAAACAGCAATAGATATACCAACCACTATCATTATTAATGTTTTTAAATCTGTTTTAAAATGTGTTTGTTCTGTAATCATTCTGGTACTGGTAGTTTATA